GATTAAGCCTGGTGATAGCTACCCTGGCTCACCGATTGAAGCAATGGCAGACATGCTAGCCGGTAAATACATAAAGATTTACGGCGAAAAAAACAACCACATCTTTCAATAAGGTTACCAATATAGTTGAATTTTCTGCACAGTCTGTTATACTAACTAGACTAAAGGAGAAAACATGTCACGTACATTCAATCAAGAAGCTAAAACTAAACTGACTCAGCTTATCAATGAAGGCATGAGCGTTTTACAAGAAGTAGAAACCCTCAATGAAGGTCTTAACGATACTGTTAAGGCAATTGCAGAAGAACTTGAAATCAAGCCCTCAATTCTTAAGAAGGCTATCAGAGTTGCCCACAAGCAGCGCCTCAATGAAACTAATGAAGAAAACGAAGAACTCAACACAATCTTGGAGACCGTTGGTAAGACTAGCTAATGTCATACGTTGACGCAGTTCTCGATTCCAGCGCAGATAGAATTTACGCAGTTGAACGTACTCCTGAGGGCAAACGTGCCTTCAAAGAGTACTCAACTAACTATGTCTTCTATTATGATGATGCAAAAGGTAAGTATCGTACTATCTATGGAGATCCTGTAACTAGATTCTCGACTCGCAAAAAGAGTGAGTTTGAGAAAGAGCGCAGGATTCATAACAAGAAAAGACTCTATGAGAGTGATGTTCCGGTAGTCTTTAGGTGCCTGAGTGATAACTATTTGGGAGCAGAACCTCCTAAACTACACACTGCGTTCTTCGACATTGAGACTGACTTTGACCCAGAGAAGGGTTTTAGTCCGACAGATGATCCATTCAATCCAGTCACTGCTATTTCAGTGTATCTTGATTGGTTAGACCAGCTTGTTACTCTTGTCATTCCCCCGAAGCATATGACTGATGAGACTGCACAAGAACTAACTGCGGATTTTGAAAACTGCTTACTGTTCCGCAGTGAAATCGAAATGTTCGAAACTTTCTTTGAACTTATTGAAGACGCAGATGTTCTTACAGGTTGGAACTCAGAAGGATATGATATTCCCTACTGCGTGAACCGTGTTACTCGTATCATGAGTAAAAACGATACACGCAGGTTCTGTTTGCTTGGGCAGCTTCCTAAGCCTAGAACGTATGAACGTTTCGGCAAAGAAGAACAGACTTACGACTTGATTGGTCGTATTCATATGGACTATCTACAGCTTTACAAAAAGTACAACTACGAAAGCCGTCATAGCTATTCGCTTGACGCAATCGGTGAGTATGAATTGGGTGAGCGCAAGACTCAGTATGAAGGTAGTTTGGATCAGTTATACAATAAAGACTTTAGAAAGTTCGTAGAGTATAACCGCCAAGATACTATGCTGGTGTTTAAGATTCACCGTAAGCTTAAGTTTCTTGACCTAGCAAATGCGCTAGCTCACGAAAACACGGTTTTGCTGCCAACTGTTATGGGTTCGGTGGCTATGATTGAAATGGCAATTTATAATGAAGCACATGAACGAGGATTTATTGTCCCTGACAAAAAGCGTAAAGATAATTACGGTGAAGAGCAGCAAGCGGCCGGAGCTTATGTTGCTGTCCCGAAGAAAGGGATTCACGAATGGGTCGGAGCAGTTGATATCAACTCACTCTACCCCTCAGCAATCCGAGCCCTTAACATGGCCCCAGAAACCATCGTTGGACAAGTCAGACAATCTCTCACAGACCAATACATGCACGAAAAAAGTGTTGACCTCGCAAAAAAGAAGCGTAAGAAAAAGAATGGTGACGATGCTGACGGGGTTACTGGAGCGATTCTTTGGGAAAACCTCTTCGGGTCAATAGAATATACTGCTATTATGAATCAAGAGCGCGGCACTTTGCTCACACTTGATTACGAAGATGGTCGTAGCGTAGAAATGTCTGCTGCTGAAATATGGAAGCTAATCTTCGATAGCAACAAGCCGTATATGATTTCTGCAAACGGAACCATCTTTACATATGAGAAAGAAGGAATTATTCCTGGATTGCTTTCACGCTGGTATTCAGAGCGTAAAGAAACTCAGAAGCTAGCCAGAGAAGCATATGGGACAGATATGTTTGATTATTATGATAAGCGTCAGCTAGTTCGTAAGATTCTTCTTAACTCTGCATATGGCGCACTTTTGAATGAGCATTGTCGTTTCTATGATAAAAGAATCGGGCAGTCAGTTACGTTGTCTGGTCGGCAAATCACTAAGCATATGATGAGCCAGATAAACGAAATCATCACGGAAAATTATGAACATGACGGCGACGCTATTGTGTATGGTGATACTGACTCCTGTTACTTTTCAGCGTATCCTATCCTCAAAGAACAGATTGACAGCGGCGAACTTGCATGGAGCAAAGACACTTGCATTGACTTGTATGACCAAATCGCTGAAATGACTAACGTTAGCTTCCCTGCGTTTATGGAAAAGGCATTTCACTGCCCTCGTAAGAACGGTGAAGTGATTAAAGCTGGACGAGAACTCATTGGCGACAGAACGTTGTTCATCACTAAGAAGCGTTACGCAATCAACATCTTTGACTTAGAAGGTAAGCGTCAGGACATTGACGATAAGATAGGTAAGATTAAGGCTATGGGTCTTGATCTTAAGAGAGCGGATACTCCTAAGTATGTTCAAGAATTCTTGATGGAAGTCTTGACTATGGTTCTAGGTGGCGCGCCTCGTGAAGACATCATCACTCGAATCAAAGACTTCAAGACTTATCTATCAGAGCAGGATAGCTGGACTAAAGGTTCTCCTAGGTCAGTCAATAAGCTTACATACTATGGTGAACTTGAGAAGCGCAGCAAGACTGGCAAGGCAACTATGCCAGGACACGTTCGAGCGGCTCTTAACTACAACTATTTACGTAAACTAAACGGAGATCAGTATAGTCAGCGTATTGTTGATGGTATGAAGGTAGTTGTCTGTAAGCTTAAAGGTAATATGCTTGGCTTTACAAGTATTGCTTATCCTACAGATGAACTTAGACTTCCGCAATGGTTCTGCGACTTGCCGTTTGATGACAACGAAATGGAAAGAACACTAGTCGATGAAAAGATTGACAACTTGTTAGGCGTTCTTAACTGGGACATTAGGTCAAACACTAATACTAACAGTACATTCGATGAATTGTTCAGTTTCGGTTAAACAAACACTTGACGTTTGCAATAAATTCCGCTATTATACACAATACACAAACCTAAATATTATAAAGGAAAGATGACACATGAAAGATTACTTACTTGATTTGATTCAACACACTCATGGATTGGGCGTAGTTGAATTAGTAAAGATTGAAGGCACTGCAACTGAAACAAAGGTTGCTGCATATGCAGAAGACAAGAGCGTAGTTGTATACGGCACGTTTGCTTCGCCTATCGCAGATTTTCAAGGCACATTCGGCATGCCTAACTTGTCCAAGCTTAAGACTATTCTTAGCTTTGATGACTATGATGATAAGTCTATCATCAACGTTAGCCGTAACGATGACGGTGTTCCTTCAGCGATTCACTTTGAGACTTCGACTGGCGATTTCGTCAATGACTATCGCTTGATGGCAAAGTCGATTGTTGAAGAAAAGGTTAAGTCTGTAAAGTTTGCAGGGACTGCATGGGACGTTGAGTTTGAACCTACTGTGGCAGGCATTCTTCGTCTTAAGAAGCAGGCTTCTGCAAACAGCGAAGAACTTAACTTCAAGACTAAGACTGAAAACGGTGACTTGAAGATTTACTTTGGTGACCCTTCTACGCACAGCGGCAACTTTATCTTCCAGCCGGGCGTAAGCGGAAATCTTTCTCGCTCGTGGCAGTGGCCTGTTAAGGTGTTTCTTGCTATCATGGATCTTCCCGGTGACAAGACAGTTCGTTTTGCAGACGCAGGAGCTGCTGAAATCACTGTAAACAGTGGTCTTGGAACTTGGCAGTATTTGCTTCCCGCACAGGCTAAGTAATGCTACGGACGGTCAGCGGAGCAGGTAGATATGTGATGGTGCAGGGCGGAATGCCTGCACACACATATATCAACTCTAGTTCAGGTTATATGAATGTTGGAGATGTTAGATACAACGTTCAAATGCAGCGACTTGAAGTTTATGATGGTCAAATTTGGGTCGAAATCAGCACTGGTCATGCTAGTGTTGGTCTAACTCCCGATGCTGAACATGCATTAGATTGGGCTAATCGGAAGATCATAGAAGAAGCCGAACTTGATAGGCTAGCAGCATCTAATGCTACCATTGCTGACCTAGTAAATCAGAAAAAAGAACTTGATGATAAAATCAAGATGGTACAATCGTTAATAAAACCAGAAGTAAAAGTTGGTTAGTGCCTGATTCAGAATCCTACATCATAGCATTTTTCCCAGGTACTTCGGGCAAACTTATTGCCCAAATACTTTGGAGAATCATAAACGATAATGATGAGACTATAGAGTTTACTCCTGAGAACTCTGCCCATATATTATATCCTTGGGAAAAGTCTTGGTCTCATCCTTCTACTACTGATCCAAATGGTGCCGGACAAGATATGTATAAGGAACTCACGTTTGATCCTATTGCTATTTTAGCAACACAGATGTATCCTGATTTTGACACTATTAGAACTCGTTTACCTAATACAAAAATCATCATTATTTCATTTGATGAAGATGACCTATTAGAGATAGCCTTCAATCATATCACAAAAAACACGATGGTTTCAAAACACCATCGTAGAAAACTAGAGTCTAAGGGGTACCAACTGAATGACGATCTTTGGAAGCAATTAATAATAGAGCGTCAAATAGATTTGAAAAGATGGTATAAATTAGGTCAAGATGACACGGATCTATATGGTAACTTTAGTAAGTACGGTAACGTAACTATTCCTAAAGATTTTGTTGACAAAACCTTAGTAATACAGTATAATGAATTATATAAAACAAGTGACTCCTCTTTTGTGGCCTTAGAAAAACTTAAATCATTTACAGGAAAAGAATGTCCTCCTAATGTTTTTTCTAGCTATCATCAATATGTTACTAACAGGAATAAACTATGGAACAAGTAAATCTTTCAAACAGTCACAATCCCGATTGGGCATTGTTTCTGCCCGCAGTCTCGTCTTTCTTCATTGCTGGCTTAGGCAAGCAACGTGAAGGTGAAAACTATTTTGACCCGGCGAGAATCCCTGCGGCATTCAATGGAGACGTTGAATGTTTGAACTTCCTTAATAGCAAGCAAGGCTTGTATACATATAAGTGGGGCTTGTATTCTGCTGGTCACGCTAATCTTGATATCACTAAGGATGATGCTTGTGAGAGTATCATTCGCAAGAGAGAAGAAGGCACTTTCATGCTAGGAGACTCTGGTGGATTCCAGATTCTTAAGTGTCAATGGCCTGCTGATTGGAAGGACCCTAATTGTCCCCGTGCTATGAAGAAGCGTCAACAAGTTCTTACTTGGATGGATGAATACATGGACTACGGTATGTGTCTTGATATTCCATCACAGTCTCTAACAACTTATCATATCCTTGACAAGAAGACCGGTAAATCAGCACATGGTATTAGTACTATCGAAGAAGCAATCACTGCCACGCATATCAATAATGAATACTTTGTTGCTAATCGTGATGGTCGTTGCAAGTTTCTAAACGTTCTACAGGGTCGTAATCATGGTCAGTCAGATGACTGGTATGAAGAAATGAAGAAGTATTGCGATACTAATATATACGGTGACAAAGCATTCAATGGCTGGGCATTCGGTGGTCAAAACAAGATTGACATTCACTTGATGCTTCGCAGACTTGTCGGTATCATTCATGATGGTTTCCTTGAAGAAGGCAAGCATGACCTTATTCACTGTCTTGGTACAAGCATTATGGAATATGCAGTGCTGTTTAGTGATATACAAAGAGCTATCCGCAAGTATCATAATCCTAAACTACAGATTACGTTTGACTGTGCTTCTCCGTTCTTTGCTGCTGCAAAAGGCCTCGCTTACAACAACAACACATTTGAGCATAATACCAAATGGTCTTATTCAATGGAAAAGACTGCTGAAAATAAGGGATATGCAACAGATAACCGTAAGTTTAGCGATGGTGTCCTTGCTGACAAGATTCACAAGGTGTTCGCTGACAGTCCGGTAACTGACATGATGCTGATGAAAGACTTATGCTATCGTGGTCAGGGTTTCTTAGGTCAACACGGCAAAGAAACAAAGACTAGTTGGGACACACTTAGCTACACGTTATTGCAGGCACATAATGTGTATCAACACATGACTGCGGTACAGGAAGCTAATCGTCGCTATGAACAAGGTATCAAGCCTAAGATGGTTATGGATCCTCTCGGCAATCTCAATTTTTCTGATATCGTTGATGAGATTTTCTCACTCAAGGATCGTGAAAAGAGTTTGGCTATGATTGACAAATACGACAAGTTTTGGCAGCAGTTTAAAGCTGGTCAAGGATTCAGCGGTAAGAAGACTGTCAATGCACATACTATGTTTGACCAGTTATTTGCAGTTGAAGATGCCGACCCTGAAATCGATGAAGTCATTGAAGATACCGATGACTTGATGGCAGAAGTTCTTGACCAAAACAGTTGATAAATTCTACACAGGTGATATAACTAGACTATGGATAATGTAACACAAACTCTTGCTGAAAAGCAGAAACGCATTAGCGAACAAGCTAAGCGTATGATTTGGGTGACCTTTCAAAAAGAAGGCATTCACAAGTATCCCGGTGCAGACACCGATCCGAAATTGGCAACTGGCGACGAATATGACGTTAGTTTCCTAGGCTACCCGCATCGTCACATCTTTCACTTTAAGGTGGCGATTCAGGTATTTCACAACGACCGCGACATTGAGTTCATTCAGTTTAAGCGTTGGCTAGAGAATAGCTTCCGTGATGGAGTGATGAAACTTGACCATAAGTCTTGCGAAATGATCAGCGATGAGCTATATATGTATATAGCAAATCGCTACCCCGACCGTGACATTGAAATCACTGTATCAGAAGACGGTGAGAACGGTGCCACTATCTACTACAACACAACTAAACCCTATCAATCACTTGTCATCTAAGGAAAATAAAATGGCAAATAATAACACTAAGAATAGTCTCTCCCGCGTTACGCAAATTTTTATCGATCTAGAGAAGTATCGTGATTTTTGCCGCGATTATGGATATCGGTTTAACGAAGCCGATTTGTATAGTCAGCGAAGCTACGTCTATCGTCAGTTTCAGAAGCTCACTTCCGGAAAGTATGTAAAGAATCAGTGGGAAGTTGACCTCGTAAAGTTCAAGGAACAAGGGGCATCTAGATTCCGTGCCTAAAACGGTTGTCATCATTACGGGAGGATTTGATCCACTACATTGTGGGCACATTGAGTACATACATGCAGCCCGTGAGTTAGGTGACATTCTCATTGTAGGTGTAAATAGTGATGAGTGGCTGGTCCGTAAAAAGGGCCGGTCATTCATGCCATTTGAAGACCGGATTACAATCATCGGCGCCCTTGAAGGAGTAGATTATGCTATTCCATTCAATGATCGTGATAACAGTGCAAAAGATGCAATTACATGGGCCCGTAGAGTTTATCCAGAATGTACTATAGTATTTGCAAACGGCGGTGATCGTACTGCTGATAATATTCCAGAAATGGATGTGCAGGATGATAATCTTGAATTCGTATTCGGAGTAGGCGGAAAAGATAAAACTAACAGTTCTAGTTGGATTCTTGAAGAATGGAAGGCTGCTAAAACTATTCGTGATTGGGGTTATTATCGTGTACTTCATGAAAACGGAAAAGAAGTCAAACTCAAAGAACTTACGGTTGAGCCTAGGCAATCTTTAAGTATGCAACGACATAATGATCGTTTGGAACTATGGTTTGTTGCAGAAGGCACAGCAACCGTGTATACTATCAATAGTAGTTCAGATGAAGAACTAGACGGGGTGTATAATAAATTTAGAAGTATTAATATTGCTGCCAATCAATGGCATCGTCTAGCTAACGAAACAGATAAGCCACTAAAGATTATTGAAATACAATACGGCAACGAATGTATTGAAGAAGATATAGAAAGAAAATAATATGCGTAAACTATTTTACATGGGACTTGAAGCGTACAACGCTCGTTACACACTACAGCTTACTGATTGGAATCGCCGCGTCTTTGAAAAGCGCGGTATTGACGTTATATACGTCCCAGGTGAAACACTTGATAACAGTCAGAAGATTGTAACTGGTCAGGTTCTTGACGCACATGGTCGTTCATATTTTGGTATGAGTCAAATGATGAACCTCGTCAAGATGATGCAGAAGGGTGAAGTCACTAGCGAGGATGTTATCTACTTTGAAGATATGTTCCAGCCGGGCATTGAATCACTGCCTTATATCATTGACCAGTGTGATGAAGACAATATGCCTCGTATCTTTGTTCGTTGTCTCGCACAATCTATTGACCCTGATGACTTTGTTCATGTTTGGGGAATGGATAAGTGGATGGGACTATATGAGAAGATGGTCAATGAGTTTGCAGATGGCATTCTTGCAACTAACGAAGAAATGGTTGCACACATGAAGATTGCAGGTTGGGATGCGCCAATCTACAATATCTCAGGTCTTGCGTTTGGTAAGAGCGAAGTTATTGAGCGTGTTGACGGCAAGATTAGACCCTTCAATGATCGCCGTATGCGTGTTGTATTTTCTGCACGTTGGGACCAAGAAAAGCAACCCGACTTCTACATGGACTTGATTGAAGCGTGGAATGTGCGTTACCCTAGTAAGGATGTTGAGTTCGTTGTTTGCAGTGGTGGTGAATTAAAGAGCAACAACGACAGCTATATGGCTCGTACTCGCAAGATGGTTGAGAACGGTAAGTTGACTGTATATGATAATCTTGATAAGAACAAGTATTATGAAATCGTAAACGATAGCCGTGTTGTGTTCAACTGTGCGCTGCAAGACTGGGTAAGCAATACTGTAAGCGAAGCAGATGCTTTAGGATGCAATGTACTCTATCCTGCATATCGTAGCTTCCCTGAGACTTTCGCAAACGACCCAGAGCGTCTTTACATTCCGTGGTCGATTGATGATGCTATCGCTAAGCTTGATGTTTTGCTTAAGAAGGCACATCCGAACATGGGCAAGATTAGTGACTACACTGACGGCACTATTGACCGTATCTGTGACATTCTTGAGGGCAAAGGTAGTAAGTATCTTCGCAGTAGCAGCGATTACAGAAAACATACTCGTGAAGCGAAATACTGATAAATAAAAATGTAACACAAAGGTTACAAACAACATTAACATATCCGTGTAAGGAAGGAAACAAATATGTCTTATAACAAAACTAAAACCGACCCCGAATTGGGTCAAAAGATTCACGAACACCTAATAAAGATGGGTGTTGAAACTCCCACAAAAGATAGCGCACTAGACCGCAAAGAAAAGATTGAGGTTATTGAAGCACACTTCAATGGCATTATGAGAGCATTGGGTCTTGACCTAGAAGATGATAGTCTTATGGATACGCCGAAGCGTGTTGCTAAGATGTATGTCAACGAAATCTTTTGGGGTCTTGACTATGATGCATTCCCCAAGTGTACAACTGTTGCGAACAAGATGAACTACGATGAAATGGTTGTAGAGCGCAATGTCAATGTTCAATCTAACTGTGAACATCACTTCGTAATCATTGATGGTCTTGCTACTGTTGCGTATGTACCTAATGAGAAGGTCCTCGGTCTTTCAAAGATTAATCGTATCGTTGAATACTTTGCAAAGCGCCCACA